GCGGATGACGCGGCGGGCGACGCTGCTGCGGCCAGCGATGCGGGCGGTGACGGTGACGCCGATGATCAGGGCGGCGCATCGGCCGACGATGACGCCGGCGCCGCTGCTGACGCTGCAGGTGGTGACGCCGCCGGCGCCGATCCCGACGATGACGACGGAGAAGAAGCGCACGGCAACAGCGGTGAGATGATCACCAAGAATCGCTTCGACCGGGTCAACGAACGCCGCAAGGCGGCCGAGGCGGAAGCTGCGCAGCTTCGGGAAATCCTGACCAACCTCAGCGCCACACACGCGAGTGACGGTCGAACGGACACGACGACGGCGCCGGAAACGGCGCCAGAAGCCCGTGACTTCGACGAGGAGTTCAGCGCGCTCCAGGACAAGTACGACCAAGGCGAAATCGAGGAAGCCGAGTTCCGCAAGGAAGAGCGCAAGCTGATCCGCGAACAAGCCAAGGCCGACGCGCTGAAGGAAATCGAGCCGACGCTGAAGGAACTGCAGCAGGAGCGCCAGAACGCGCGGATCGAGAAGATCAAAGCCGAACTCAGCACGGAAGCCGCCAAAGCCTACGAGCGCTATCCATTCCTCAACGTCGAATCCGAAGACGCCAACAAGGATGCGATCAACGCGGTGATGGCTGAGCGCGACAGCCTGATTCAGGCTGGCATCGCGCCAGCGAAGGCGCTGCGCATGGCGGTGAATGAAGTGGCGCCGCAATACGGAGACGCCGTAGTACCAGCGGCCGCGAAGACTAGCAAGCCGGCCGATGAGGTCGCCGCGCGCCGTGCGGCGGCACGCAAGGCCGCGGGCGCTGCCGAGATTGCACAGCCACCGCCACTCGGTGGCACCGGCAACGGTGTGCGCACGCAGGCCGCACCGAAGCTCAGTGCGTCGGTGAAGGACCACGAGAAGTGGGCTTCGATTCCCGAAGCCGAACGCGAACGCTCGCTTTCGGCATGAGCCAGCGCAGCAAAACCCGCGTCGATACGCGCTGGCCGAAGTTCAGTTGCCTCGCGCTCGCGATCGCCGCTGCGATCCACGGCGCGCGTTCGCACGCGGTCAGCCGCATGGTGTTTCACAACTTTCTGATTGATTCGTCGCGCTAGCGACGTACCTCGCCCACCGCAGCGTTGCCGCGGTTCGCTCGCCGAGTACGGCGTCCTAGCTGTCATCCACCAGCGTTGTTTGTGGGTGCCTGGCCAGAAGGCCCGGCGCTTGGCCCCGTCATGGCCATGTCACTCGCATGACCCGCGCAGCGGTCGACAACCCCTTTCATCGAGGACACGACCATGCAAACCGATTTCGGGGCACAGAAGCCCCAGCAGATTCTCAACTGGCGCCACAAGGCGTACCGTGCTTACCGCGACAACCTGTTCTGGAAGAACTACCAGGGTTCGAACGGCAGCGGCATCGTCGAGCGCGTGACCGAGATCACCAAGAACGATCGCGGCACCACCGGCGCCATGCTGCGGCTGATCGCGGACCTGCCGACCGGCGGCATCATCGGCGACAACCAGGTGCTGGGCCGCGGCCAGCGGCTGCAGACCTACTGGCAGCAGATCAACATCGACCAGATCAGCAATTCGGTCGAGAACAAGGGCCGCCTGGACGATCAGGGCAGCGTCGACAACTTCCGTGCGGAAGCGCGCGACAAGCTGGGCCGCGTGGATGCGCAGACCTGGGACGAACTGCACTTCCTGTGCGCGAGCGGCATCAGCTTCGGGCTGAACTGCGACGGCTCGCCGCGTGTTCCGGCACCGGGACAGGATGACCTGTCGGATCTCGTGTTCGCTGCGGACATCAAGCCGCCGAGCGCGAACCGCCACTTCAACTGGACCGGCACCGCGTTGGAAGCGGGCGACACCAGCGTGATCACCGCGAGCTACAAACCGGCCTACGGCATGATCATCGATGCCATGACCGAGGCGCGGTCGCGTCGGCTGCCGCCGATTCGCGTGGGCGGCCAGGACATGTACCTGTTCCTGGTGCACCCGCGTACCTACGGCACGCTGAAGAAGGACGACGACTTCCGCACGGCCATCATCCAGGGCCTGCCGCGCGACCCCAAGAACCCGGTGTTCACCGGCGCGACCATCACGTTGGATGGCGCGATCATCGCCACGCACAACTCGGTGTTCAACACCAAGGGCGCGGCGAGCGGGTCGAAGTGGGGCAGCGGCAGCGCGGTGGATGGCACGCGGTCGTTGTTGCTGGGCGCTCAGGCGCTCGGCATCGCGGATCTCGAGGTGCCGAACATGGAAGAGCAATCCATCGACCACAACCGGCGCCAGTCGATCTGCATCGAGCACATGGGCGGCTTGCTGAAGCCGCAGTTCTACTCGGTGTACGACAAGTCCGTCGAGGACTTCGGCGTCATCGCCATCGACCACGCGATCTAGCCGGTCGCCACAGCAAGCGGGACACCCCAGCGCAGTCCATCGCGCTGGGTTCCCATTCGTTCGCATTTCCTGAAGGAACCCCCCCCCATGACCATCAAGTACAAAACGGCGGTGCAAAAGGTCCGCTCGGCGTACGTCGAGGCGGATTACACCGATCTCGCCAGTGGCACTTTCGTGCCGCTGATCACCCTTCCGCCCGGCGCGTTGATCGTCGCCGGTGCGGCCTACGTGCTGACCGCGTCCGACGCGGCGACTTCCGAGGCCATCAACATCGGAACCACCGCCACTGGCAACGCGTACGGTGCGGTGTCCAACTCCAAGACCGCGGGCCGCACCGCGTTGACGATGCCACCGGCACTCACCGCCAGCCAGACCAGCGTGGGCCTGACCCGCACCGCTGTCGGCGCGCAGACCGCTGGTCATTACGGGCTGTACGTCGAGTACGTGCTGGCCGGCGCGTCCGACGAAACCAGCGGCTGAGTTCATCGGAAGCACGGAAGCGATTGACCCTTCGCGGGCACCGGTCAGGGTGCCCGCACCTCTAGCGAGATCCACACATGGCAAAGCAGATCAAGTTTCGCAGCCCGACCGACGAGGTGCTGCATGTGGCATCGACCAGCGGCCACGCCGCACGCATCGGGCCGGAATGGCGCGAACTGCCCGCAATCCTGCACAAGGCGGCCATCGCCGAGGGCGCGATCACCAGCAACATGAGCAAGGAGGCCATCGAGGCGGTGTTGCAATCGGCGAGCAAGCCGTTCGATTCGCGCGAAGCGATCAAGGGTGCGATCAAGGCCATGCTGGAAGAAGACGACCAGCAGGAAAACTTCACTACGGCCGGGCTTCCCAACCTGAAGAAACTCTCCGAGCGCTGCGGGTTCAACGTGGACCGCGAAGTGATGCAGGAGGTTTGGAAGGAAGTCGAAGCCGAGGCCGGCGACGCGGGCAACACACAGGACTGACCCGTGCAGCTTTGCGAACTCATGGCCGGTTATCGCGACCGTGCGGATGACACCGCGCAACCCTACGGGGCTGACGATCGCACGGTGACCGGATGGTTGAACGAAGCGGTCGATGAAGCAGCGATTCGCGCGAAATTGCTGTTCGACAGCAGTTCACCGATTTGCAGCCTGCCGATCCGCGCGAACCAGGCGGTGTATCAGCTTGCGTCCGCCATTGACACGGTGAGCGACGCATGGTTGGAGAGCACCGGCGCGCAGCTTGTCGGCACGGATCAAAGCGCGATGGACCGGCTGCAACCGCCGCCCGGATGGGTGGTGAGTCCCGACAACTGGCCGACGATCAACTGGCGCAAGTGGACGGGTAGACCGCGCTGGTTCATCCAGGACGACCGACGCCTGCAACTGGTACCGGTTCCGACTGCCGCCGACACGCTGCACCTCAGTGTGTACCGGATTGCCATGTCGTCGGAGCGCTTGCGTGCCGAAAACAAGTCCGGCGAGCCGGTAATTGCAGGGAAATGGCACGAGCGATTGATCGACTGGGCGCTCTACCGCGCGTACAGCCGCCGTGACGAGGACCAGAGCGATCCGAACTTGGCGGCGACGCATTTTGGATTGTTTGAAGCGTCGTTCGGAAGCCGGCCGAGCGCCAATGTCGCGCGCAAGCGCAACGAGC